GCCTCTGATTGTTATGTAATGCAAATTAAAGATTTAATGTTATGATGATAGAAACTTTTAAATACATTGGGAGCGTACATCTGCTCCCCCACATTTCAATCACCTATGATTCCACAATATGCGATGGATGCATTTCCATCGGTTGGCTATGGTGGGGAATATCCATTGTAAGCAAAAATGGAATGCACTTATGAAAAGTAAAATTTGCAAACGCTGCCGTAAAGACATACCTTTAAGGTATTATTGGATTAACAATTCAAAAGGAAAGACAAGTTGGATTCGCGGAACTTGTGCCTTTTGTTATTCTCAAATGAGAAGAAAGGTTGAAGAAGCACACTAAAATTTATCTGCAAGGGATGGGGTACGATACTACGGACTTTATCCCTTGTGAAGTTTGTGGGAGCAAGGCCGTAGACATCCACCACATAGAGGCAAGAGGAATGGGGGGAAATAAAGAAGCAGACACAATAGAAAACCTAATGGCTCTTTGTCGGGACTGCCACACCAGATACGGGGACATCAAGCAACACAAGGAGTGGCTACAAGATATTCACGAAAGAAAGTTACTTAAAAGATGAAAACCGAATTTGTATCAATTAAGAAGGTTCACCTATCGCCAAAGAACCCTCGTGTTATTAAAGACCATAAGTTCCGCAAACTTGTTCAGTCTATCAAGGAGTTTCCCCAAATGCTTCAAATGCGCCCGATTGTGGTGGATGAGGAGATGGTCGTTCTTGGTGGGAATATGCGCCTTCGTGCTTGTTTAGAGGCTGGGCTGATGGAAGTTCCCATCATCCGAGCAACGGAACTCACCGAGCAGCAAAAGAAGGAGTTTGTAATTAAGGACAACTCATCCTTCGGAGAATGGGACTGGGACTTGCTGGCCAACGAATGGGACATTCAAGACCTTGACCAATGGGGCTTGGATATTCCCGCTTCATATTTTGATGATGACAAAGAACCCGAGTTTGATAAAGATATTCTTGACCAACAACTTGATACCTACATCAATTCAAAGGTCAAGCAAATCACCCTATACTTTGACAACCAACAATACGAGTATGTATTGGGAAAACTTGAGGCCATTGCCCAAACCGAACAATTAGAAAGCAATACGGATGTAATAATCGCCCTACTTGAGAAGTATGAGAGTTTTAGCAATAGTTCCAAGTAAGGGTCGCGCAGATGTCTTTGCCAAATACGGCAAGAAATTTGTAGATTCTCTTGGTGTAGATTCTGTTGTCGTTCTTGAAAAAGAGGACTACGACAATTACGACCACCCAAACAAGTTGATGCTTGAGAAAAGTAATGCGGGTCTTGGGTATTCGTTATCGTGCGGAAAGCAATACGCCAAAGAGAACGGTTACGACCTAATCTTCAAGGTTGATGATGATGTAACGGGAGTAGGCAACATTGTTGAAGACCTTGAAACAATCATAACATACTTTGAGAAGTATGAGAATCTTGGTGCTATATGCTTCCCGTATGACTTTGAGTTCTACAACAAGAGCGACAAACTATTTACCCACATCAATAAAAGAGTACAAACTTGTTATTTAATAAGAACTGATAGTTTTCGCCCTATGGAGGGCATCAACACTTTTGAGGACTTTTCTCAATTCTTTCATATCGTAAACAACAACGAGTTTACGCTTTTCTGCGCCCGACACGCCATCAAGTGCAAACCCGTCGGTGGCGGCACGGGAGGTTGTCAAGCCTTTGACCGCAAAGCCCAAGCAGAGAAAGAAATAGAATACTTCAAAAGCATTGACCCAACAATAGGCGTTATCATAAAGGAAAACAAGTCGTGGTACTATGAGCCAAAGTTTACTGGCAAACAATACAAAGCAAAAAAGATATGAAGCGCATTGACCTTGAAAGAGTCCCGTTTGACAAGGACAAATTCAAAAAGCGTTCAGCCCTCCGCTCGGATGTAACCCGAATGATTAAGGAGGACTGCATTATCTATGTTGATGACCAACCAACAATCCTATACAAGAAACTTAAAACCGACACCTCCGCTTTGCGTTGGGCGGTCAAGAACATTAAATATGCAGAAGGCAAACGCTCAAGGGGATTGAAATCAATCTCCGCCATCTTTGGGTATTCCCCTCGCGTTGCAATGCGTCACGACTATTGCACGGTTACTTCAATGGCAGTAAACCACAAGAAGCAACACCACATCATTACGGACTTCGCCAAAGAATTAGTAGGATACTACAAAGAATACTTCCCCAACCAATACGAGTTTCACAACAAACTTGTAGAAGAACGGGTAATGCAAGATTGGACAATAGGAGGCAGTCCCTTCACAAGCGGAATCGTAAACAAGAACAACCAACTGAAATACCACTACGATGCGGGGAACTTCAAAGGAGTGCTTTCCAATATGGTGGTATTCAAGAAAGATGTAGAAGGAGGCCATCTCATAATCCCCGAATTAGATATTGCACTTGAAGTAGAAGACAACACCCTAACAATCTTCAACGGCCAAGACATCCTACACGGAGTAAGCACCATTGAATACGAGAACGAACACGCCTATCGCTATTCGGTTGTCTACTACTCGTTGGAGCAGATGTGGAAGTGCGAACCATTGGGCGAAGAAATAAAGCGAATCCGCAAAGTGAAAACGGAACGAGAGAAGAAACGACTTGACCCCGAACACTTGGAATCGCTCAAAAAAAGGAAGGATGAATTGAAAGAAGCATCCGACAAGGAGTTCTTCACAACCCTACGAAAGAATGACAAAAACTGACATACATAAAACGGCAATGCTGGAAGCCCTTGAGAAATCTCTCGGGGTGGTTACTTCTGCTTGTAAGGCCGTAGGCATTGCCCGTCAAACGCACTACGAGTGGTACAAGGAAGATGAGGACTACCGCAGTAGCGTTGACTCAATATCGGACATTGCTATTGACTTTGCTGAAACGCAACTACACTCCCAAATAAAGAAGGGTAGTACGGCAGCAACAATCTTCTATTTGAAGACCAAAGGAAAAGGCAGAGGTTATGTTGAACGACAAGAAGTCCACAACACGGGGGACAATTTGTTCCAAGTAGAGATTCTCGGTGCCGAAGATTTACACGAATAAGGTCTATAAGCACCTTTTAGCGTCTTCTAAACGCATAACGGTTGAGCAAGGGGGAACTCGCTCGGGGAAAACATATAACATCCTCCTATGGCTTATTTTTGATTATAGCACGAAGAACAAAGACAAGGTCATAACCATTTGCCGTAAGTCGTTCCCTTCGCTTCGGGCTTCGGTAATGAGGGACTTCTTTGACATCCTCCGCACACACCAACAATACCGCGAGGAGTTCCACAACAAATCAAGTAACGAGTATTATCTCAATGGGAATTTGGTGGAGTTCATCTCGCTTGACCAACCGCAGAAGATTCGTGGTCGGAAACGCAATCTCCTTTACATCAACGAGGCCAACGAACTATTCTTTGAGGATTGGCAACAACTTATCTTCCGAACAGATGGTAAGATAATCTTGGACTACAACCCCTCCGATACTTTCCATTGGATATACGATAGGGTCATTCCTCGTGATGACTGCGAGTTCTTTCAAACAACATACAAGGACAACCCATTCCTTGACCAAACAATCAAAGATGAGATTGAGCGTTTGAGAGATACCGATGAGGACTATTGGCGCATCTATGGCTTGGGAGAGCGAGGAAGCAGCCGAGCGACCATCTTCCAGTTTGCCGTTGCAGATGAACCAAAAGGTAGGCTGGTTTCCGTTGGTATGGACTTTGGCTTCACCAATGACCCAACGGCAATCGTTAAGGTCTATCAAGATGGAAGCGACCTATACATACAAGAGTTGCTATACCATACGAACCTCACCAACCAAGACATCAGTGAAAAGTTAACGGAGATGGGCTTGACGCGGTTTGATGAGATATGGGCTGATAGCGCAGAGCCAAAGAGTATTGAGGAATTGCATCGGATGGGATGGAATGTCAAGCCAACGGCTAAAGGCGCGGATAGCATAATGGCTGGAATAGACATCCTCAAACGCCATAAGTTGTATGTAACGAAGGAAAGCAAGAACATCATCAAGGAAATGCAGAATTACAAGTGGGCAGAAGACAAGAACGGAAACCTACTGAACAAACCTATTGATGCCTTCAACCACGCTATTGATGCAACCCGCTACGCCACCTTCAATAGGTTGAGCCGTCCGAACTACGGGCGTTATGCTATAAGATAAAATCTAAAGGTTATTTAAACAATGGAACTAAAAGTCATTGTCCCAACTACGCTATCGGAAATCACCCTTGAGCAGTATCAACGCTTTGCTCGGCTGGAGGGCGATGATGAGTTCTTGACCAAGAAAGCATTGGAGATATTTTGCAATGTTCCTATTGAGGAACTTCCAAACATTCGCTTTAAGGACATTTCGGGCGTTTCTAAACACCTCAACGCTATGATGAAGGAGAAGCCTTCACTAACGCAGAGATTTACGCTTAACGGGCAAGAATTTGGATTCATACCAAACTTGGAAGAAATAACCTACGGAGAGTTCGTAGACCTTGATTCGTATATGACCGACATTCAAGAACTACACAAAACGATGTCCGTATTATACCGCCCCGTCGTTCAGCGTGCTGGAAAGCGATATGCTATTGAGAAATATGAATCAGCCAATAAGTACTGCGATGAAATGAAACAAGCCCCGATGAATGTCGTAATGGGCTCTATTCTTTTTTTTTGGACTTTAGGAAGCGAATTATTGAGCAGTATGTTGACCTCTTTGGAGAAAGAGATGGCGAACCAGACTACTCTGCCCAATCCCAATTTGGACAAAGGTGGGGATGGTACAACACTTTCTATTCACTCTCTCAAGGTGATGTTAGAAGATTTGATGAAGTTGGAGGACTACCCCTTCACCAATGCCTCACCTTCCTTACCTATGAAAAGCAAAAAAACGAAATTGAAAACCGAATACTCAAAAGCAAGTTGAAATGAGGCAGTTCTACAACCTAACAAAAACCATCAAAGACACGCTTGAGGCACATAGCCAAGTGAATGCCGTAACCTTCGGTAACATCTTTGATGTGGACTTGAACAAGCAGACAATCTTCCCCCTTTCCCACATAATGGTTAACCAAGCAACCATTGAAGGACAAACGATGACCATCAGCATATCAGTTATGTGTATGGATGTCGTAGATGAAACGAAGGAAGACCCCCGCAATCAAAACGAGCCCTTCTACGGAACGAGCAACGAGCAAGATATTTTGAATACCCAACTTGCCGTACTCAACTATTTGATTATGAAGTTAAGCACGGGAACGCTTTATACGGACTTGTACCAACTATCGGGTACACCCACTTGCCTTCCGTTCTCCGAACGCTTTGAGAACTTGTTGGCTGGTTGGACTGCAACCTTTGATGTCATTCTTCCTAACACTGAAATCTATACTTGCTAATGCCACGCAAGGAGAACATAGAAGCAGTACTAAATAAGTTCGGCAAATATGTCGTTCAACAAGCGCGTTCCAATCTTTCCAAAAAGAAAAAGAATGTAACGGGCGAATTGTACAACTCAATCTCCTATGACCTCAATGTGTCGGAGACGGGTGCTTCGTTCTCTTTGGTCTTTAAGATGGCTGACTATGCAGACTTCCAAGACAAAGGTGTTCGCGGTAAATCATCCTCAAAAAAAGCCCCCAATAGCCCCTTCCGATTTGGTTCGGGAAAGGGCAAAAAAGGAGGGTTGAGTGAATCAATCCCAAAATGGGTGCGAGATAGGAGATTCCAATTCCGAGATAAAAAGGGAAAGTTCTTGAGTTATGAGTCAACGGCTTTTCTCATCACTCGTTCTATTTATCAAACGGGAATACCCGCAACACAATTCTTTAGCCGTCCCTTTGGTTTGGCTTTTAAGCAACTCCCACCCGACATCGTTGAAGCATTCGCATTGACACAAGAAGACCTACAAGCATTTACAAGAAAATAAAATGGCAGCAAACCCCATCTCCTATTTACCTACGGGACTTCGCAGCGCACGAAGCCCTATCTTCTTATCCTTTGGTATAGAGGATTCGGCAGATACTCTATTGAGTGTTCAAATAACAATGTATGTCTTTGCTGGTAGTTCAGCAAGTA